GTTTCCCAGTCACGATCCACGGTTGCTATGGCAGACGCTATGGAAGAGATACGAGAATGGTGGGGAGTTAACCCATCCTTCTGCATGATCGACTACTTAGAACTACTACCCGGAGGTGACTCCGATGCAACAGGAGTAACCACCAAAGCACAAGCAGTTAAACGCTGGGCTAAAACACAACGTGTACCAGTAGGGCTTGTGCATCAAGCAGGAAGAGGATCAGGAGACAAAGGCAAAGCAGCCGGCATCTACGCAGGTAGATACGGTGGCGAACAAGAAGCCATCTTTGTACTAGAAGTGTACCGTCAGAAAGACAGGTACGATTTGTCCGAATGGGAAAAGAAATACCATGCGAACAGCGTCAACCTGAACCTATGTAAAAACAAAAGAACCGCTCGTTTAAACGATCAGGTTTACTACATGGACCCAGAGTGCGGGCACGTACACCCGTACTGGGAGGAGTTGATACCAGATGTTAATGTCTGATTTTAAAATAAGTAAAAAACCCATCGCCCTAGGAGCAGGACTATGGATTCAAAGATGGGTAGTGGAAAAAGACGGCAGAGTACTCACCCTGTCTGACAGTAAAGAAGAAGCAGAAATATTCGTCTCTACTAAAGTAGACAACTGGACATCACGAGATGAGTAACAGCAACGTAACCGATGAGATAGTTATGAAGTTCGCTGACCTTTTCAAAGGAGGGAAGGTTGCTTTAGATGACGGAAAGTTCCGACCATGGCAAACAGCAGACGGCGGTCACATAGACGCAGACGGTAAAGACTTCGTAACCATTTGTGCGGACCATCTAAGAACAGGCCCATCAATCGGAGTGTACCCACTGTTCACCCTAGAAGAAGAACTCAAAGTCTACTGGGGTTGCGTCGACTGGGACTCAGGTCCAAAAGAATCTTACACCCATGCTTGCAATGTGTACGAAACACTGCGTCAACTAGGTGTAACCTCTTGGATAGAGAGATCAAGATCGAAAGGGTTTCACCTGTGGGTGTTCTTCGAAAGAGCAATGCCAGCCACCGATGTGCGTCTAGGTTTAATAGGAGCATGTGACATAGTGAACGCCCCGACCAAAGAAGTAAACCCCAAACAAGTAGAACTCTCCCAACGAGGGTGGGGGAACGGAGTGAGACTACCCTACGGGGAACTGCGTAAAGGTGGGGGTTACAACGAGATGGACAGACCCGAATGGTCTTTTTCTAAGGTACCTGTTCAATCGTTTGTAACGGAAGCATCCGATAGTAAGGTATCTGTTGATGCGTGGGAGCCTGTGAGAGCCTTATACAAGCCTCCTAAGGCGCACACAATGCCCGTGCTGGGGTCAGGTAGCCGAGAAGGTAAACTAACAGGTGCAGCAGCCTCTATACGGGAAGCAGGACCAAAGATATCTGTTGAACAAGGATACGTAGACAGATCAGGTTCCTTATACTCGCTTGCATGTGCAATGGTTAGACAACAGTACACAGACACACGCATCATGGAAGAACTAATAGAAGCAGACAAAGAATGGGGATCGAAATACGCTTCCCGTAAAGATGGAGCAGTACGCCTTTACGACACCATAGTAAATGCGAGAAAGCATGCACATGAAGACCAACACGGTTACGATTCAGAGACGACCTAAAGTAAAAGCAAGACCCAGACATAACAAAAAGGGTCAAGTGTTTACACCTAAGTCAACACTAGACGAAGAAGATTTTGTCGCTCAAGCATGGCAAGAACAAGTAGGGGAACTAATGGAAGGACCATTAGAAGTAACTCTTTTCTACAGTCCAACAGAAACCATCCTTCACGTAACATCCTCACCTCACACAGCCAAAACATTAACAGGTGACCTAGACAACTACGTTAAGTTGACGTTAGATGCTTTAAACAAAGTAGCGTGGGAAGATGACAAGCAAGTAGTTCGTATCAACGCAGTGAAAGTAGATAAGAATGATGCTGATTGAATTAGAAAAATGGGAATATGAATGGGCATCTCATGTAGGTATCAGACGCTTTACGGAAAATTGGGAAAAACAAGATGCTGCCCATTATAAACGAGAAAGAATGGAAGATGACAGAACCGCACAAGTTGCTGCTGCAGTAGGGGAACTAGCAGTAGCGAAAGTAACCAACCAATACTGGGGAGGACACGTCTGGCCCGGAAACCGCCACGCAGAGAACCGTGCAAGAGCAGACGTAGGGCACAACATAGAAGTCAGACGAGTAAGAACATCAGACAACGCAGCAGTAAGACGCAGACAATTAGGCATGGGATTAGTCCTATTTGTAGTTAGACCAGTACCTCCCGAATTTAGAGAAGTAGAAATGTTAGGATGGATAGATCACGACGAAGCGTGGGAACTAGGAGAACCATCAGGGTACGACCCAGACAACACCAGAGTTATAGCAGCCGCAATGTTACATCCGGTGACCCACATACCCTAATCAATGCCTAACAAACGTAAAGAATACCCCGTTGAAATAATAGATCAAGAGTATTGGGGTAGTCCCATGTTTCAATCAAGACCAGAGAATGCGTTAGAAGTTTTAATGAAAGAACCACCACCCGGAATTCCTCTCAAACGGTGGACTCTAATACCGTTAGACCAAACAGACATACTGCGAGAAGTGTTAGCCGACGCTATAGAAGCCCTCGATCCAGAAGATAGATGGCTAATAGAACGAGTCCTGATAGAAGGAGTGTCATTACGTAAAGTCGGAGCCGTGCTAGGTATATCTAAAACATCTGTCGCACGTAGACGTGACAGGATAAGAATAAAATTAATAAAGAAACTTTTGAAAGAACCTCAAGTTATAGCGTGGACTCAAAGAAACTAAGGCGTGTCAAAATATTGTACAGCCTGACGTACTAAACCTATAAGAGAAGTAGTCCACACAGCGAACGCTTCACCGGCTTCATCAACACCATCCAAGGCAGCCTCAAAAGCAGCAAGAAGGAGTTCAGCCTCCTCCTCGTGAAACACAAGGAGAAGACCGAGAACACCATCGGGTGACCACTTAGCATGAATACCGTCTCGAACATCAAACAAATGGGCGGTGTCTTGCAGGTGATCGTAAATATCTTTTTGAAGAGCGAACCCTTCTACCTCCATGAACTCGTCCCACTTCTGTTCGAGATCAGCCTCCATAACTATTTCGCTACCTTGTCCTTAACTATAGTTTTAAGAACAGACACAGCCGCTGCTAAACCAGCGATACCTGCACCCTTGGCTGACGATAAGTCAGCAACAACAAACACACCTAAAAACGCTTGAGCAAAAGTCCACCCCGCACGTTCCAATACATCAAATATGTTCTTCAAATTTTTTCCTTTGTTAGATTACTAATACCTAGGACGACGAGGCTTTTTTTTACCAGCCACTAATCGTTCTCATCAAACTTGGCACGCATGCCATTAGCCATACGTAACATGGCATCCCCAGTAAGAGAACCTTGGTTCCCACCCTGAGAAGCAGTGTCCACTAGAACCTGTGAGGTCTTAGGTACCTTCATTGTTTTACCATCTAATTGATGTGGCATCTCAACCTACTTTCCGAAAGGGCGACCACCGTGAGCGGCGTTACCCAAATTAGTTCCCCGCAAATATGCTGCGGCTTTCTTAGCCTTCTGACTCATATCCCACATGTTGAATGAAGATGTAGAGTTATAAGGCTGCTCATCCTGCGAACCGAACGTTTCTTGGAACGAAGGACCATATCCTTTACCTTTTGGCATAATATTTTTCCTTATTGTATAAACAGACAGCCGAACGTTTCACCGTTCACCACGCCTGTAACCTTCAAAAAACCTTGTGTCTTCTGAAACTCTCTAACAGCGGTCACAGTTTTCCTACCGTAAATCCCATCCACAGGACCCGGATTAAAACCACGCTCCACTAATTTTCCCTGCACTAAACGCACAGGCAAACCACGACTACGAGAAGGACGAGACAAAGGAGTCTTCTTAACCTGCTCGTGTAAATCTTTAAAGAACTGAATGATTGCAGCCCAATCAACAGCCTCAGGTGCCTCTATGACACCCATACCATTCTCAACCCAGTCACCCAACACATCACCCGGACATGTCGTGTACCCTTTGGTGCTTTTCTTGCGATGTGTTGAAACCCAAAGTCCTTTACCGAAATGAGATTCGGCAGCAGCAACAACTTCTTCTAAAGATTTTAAAGCCCGATCGGAAGGTTTATGAAAACCCCAGCCAGTAAAACACACACTGATGGAACGACTGTTCCAACCCTTAGTACCAGCACCACGATTAGCCCAACCTCTTCCTTCAAAGATCACGCCACTCTCATCAACTAACCAGTTGTACCCAATGCCATCCCAACCCTTACCCATGTGATGACGTTCAAATGCTTTCACAGCATCAGAATTCTTAGGTCCATTCTCAACACCAGAATGGTGTATAACTACGCCCTGAACTCTCGCAGGGTTTAACTTATCAAATTTGCCTTTAGGTGGTGGTTGTGCACCCCACCCTGATCTAGATATATATTGCATCAAGTAACAGCCTCCTGTGTCCCATTATCTAACACGATACTCTATATCCTGCTTGTCTTTAATTTCTTGAGCACGATTCATTTCATTATGTATCTGAGCACTGTATTTAGCCTCAGGAGTAAGCACTCTTAAACTTTGACCAGCAAGGAAAGAAGCCCAAGTTTGCACCCTTTTCTTCTGAAATTTTTGTTCATCGCTTAACAAACGTCTAGCCATATTAAGTTGTGGTAACGATTTACCAACAAGATCCAAGTTACGGTCAGTCATCTTCCACTCACCCTTAGAATTTTTTTGAGCCAACCCCACCGGATCGTGACTGGGAAAC